ACGCCGGGCTCTGGGCCGTGTTATCACGCGCCCGAACCAGTGTCTCATTTGGGGGTTGGCTTCGAAGCCAGGACGTCGAAGAGTATGGAGCAACACTCTTCTGTCTTTCTGGCGCAAGGAGGAAGCCAGTACCGCCCGCCGTACGTCATCGACTGTCGCAGTGCCTCCCACTCGGGAGCGACGGTCTTTGTAGTCACGGCAGTCCACTTCTTCGAGGCGTGGTAGTTTCGAGTTCTTGTGGTTCGCCTCTGACACCGTGATCCCTTGGTAGCGCAATAGCGCCGCCATCCGGATTCTCAGTGACTCAGAGTCGACCTCACCCTCGTTACCCCATTCCTCTTGGGTGGGGAAGTTAGGGATTCGCACCTTCGGGCCCAAGTTCACGGCTCCTTTCTGGAGTCCAATGAGCAGGACTTTTAACGATGGTGCTCCCTTCCCTCTTCCACCCAATCGAAGTGGACCGGGCGGTCCGCGCGCGGGAGTCAACTTTTGGTAGGTTGACTTGGCACGAGGGTCCTTCCGGAGACCCTCTGCCACGGCGATGGCATCGTGAGTACGACCGGCACGGAGCTTTGACGCACACATTGCACTAATGTGTCCCACGTCTTTGCTCCTTGCCACCCCCTTACCCGGGGTAACCAGTCGCTCACAGAAGACAGCGCGCTTGCTGCGGAAGGACTTGGACCTGTTTACTACCAGGCCCAACTGTGTCATCCAGTACTCATACTGATCACAGGTCTTTCGGGTCCACCAACCCGTAAGATCGTCCCCGCAAATAGCGTATGTCTCCTTTGATGCCCGCGCCTTCCACGCGGCAAAGGAGTTGAGGATGCATAGGACCACCCAAGTGACACCCAGACCCATGTGAATCCCACATGTGGTCTGATCTTCTCCGATGAGATGGGGTCCCAAAAGGACCTCCATCGCGTACTTATCGCCCTCTAAGCCGAATTCGGCCATCGTCCTCGCGCACGTCATTGCGACGTCGTGTGGGATGTGGTCGGTTGCGGCAGAGAGGTCAGCGGAATAGAGAATGGGTTTGCCCCTTTGGGGGCTGAGCCTGATTGGCTTTCCATTCAACGTGTCTCTTGTGGTGACGAGGCCCTTCAGCAGTTTAATGTAACGCTGCGTAAGGTCTCTTCCATATGCAACTTCAACGGCCGGATGAATACTCGCTACACGCACCTTTCCTCCCATCTCAGGGAGGGCGACCAGTTTGGTAGCTGGCGCTTGGCGCATGATTAGTGAGCGCAGATCATCTCTATCGGGAACATCAACCCCACCATAAACCATCCTCACCCTACGTGTGACAATTTTCTGATCGTCTGCGTAACGACTGTTGTCTAACCAGTTGTGTGCAACGGCCTTGTATTGGGCCCGCGCCTCAGTGGAAAGACCTCCGTCGTCGGTGAATGTGGTAAATGGAGCGATATCTGCCAAGTGACTGACGAGCCTATCCCTCAAGCCCTTGGCTGTACCACCCTCACGGGTGGTGCATTCCATGCAGGCTTTTGCCGAGGGAAGGGGAATTCTCACATCCTCTACCCCGTCAGTTATTCGTCCGGCCCGCTTCCCGCGGAAGATGGATCTGATGAACGACACTAACTCTCCTAGTAAGTGCTCGCTCGTCGGTTCCTTCCTCTGCATGAAGCGCCTTTGTGCTTCCTCCTTAGCAAGATCCAGCTGCGATTGGGTCACCTTCCAGCCTACAGCTCGGGAAACGGTAGAAGCGAGAAAGAACCGCTCCGCCGTCCGAGTATGTGTGCAAGCTAACGCTTTCACTCTACACTCGTGGGCGAACTCTTTGAGTACGCCCTTCCCTTGATGTACACAGTTCCATAGGAGCTGTGCAAGACGCTTCACCTTGTGAGCCGTCTTGGGCCTGTTAGGATACCTAATTGTGCCGTGCCTGAGTTGGAATGCCGTCACTATCTCCGTGTAGTGATTGTATACCGCCTCGGCTCGGTCACGTGTAGCTGTATCTTTTCGAAGCTTACGGCGAGTCGTCAGCAGAATGACTAACCTCGCCAAGGAAGATGGATGACCAGCCTTATCGGCCATCCTACAGTACGCACGGGTTTGCTTAAGACTAGTGAAATCAGTCCTGACCCTCCCGGTCTTGACTTTAGTAACAGTCTCATTCCCGTGATACGTTCTTCCTCCTGGGACCTGACAAGCGCGACCACGCTTGCCAGGGTGGTTCTGGTTGAGTTGTTTACAACTTCT